GCTATAATTTCAAAGGCGTCTGTCTTCACATAATGATCTGGTATAGCAATAACATTGGTCTTTACCATAAATCCATTGGCCATCCATCTTTCTCCATTTACAAAAATAGTCAAATACAATAAATTTTTCTCTACCAATCCTTCCAACACTGATGTTGTGGTAGTTTTATTCACTGCGGACAATGGTAATTCACGAGTTGCTACATCTGTCCATATTGTTGCTTCTTTGTCGCGTTTTTCAACCTCTTCAATACTCTTGGGTTCAAGATCACCTTGTTTAATTGATTGGTAAGACCTACATACTTTCAACACTTGATATCCTATAAACACAAACGGTATGGCTTGAGCAAAAATCTTTAAATTCCTTGATTGACGCTCACCAATATACGCTGACATCCTTACCTCAGTCTGTATCATACGATCCGCAATATACTGTTCAGTTGTTACATAAATGTACCGTAAAGCTACACAACTCATAATTGTCAAAATGAGAATAGTCCATAACACACCGTGATCCAACACCTTGTTAGTTAACCAAAATGTTGCCAACAATACAAATAACAATTGGAATCTCAATGTCCAACTGTTAAATGCTGTCTGCAATCGTCGTGTGAATATAAATCTCTTTACAATTGGCTGTCGTAGAATAAATCCTGGTACAAAGTAAAACATAGAATCATCAGCAATAAATCGAAACCATTTGACAACAACATATCGTAAAGCTGGTAAACAAATCCTTAGCCAAGTCATGGTCAATATTCTCCAATCAGAGAGAGCATCAAATGCTATACTGTCCAAAGTTGGGTAAAACAACTCCTTCATATCACTCAACATTCCCGATTGTGTGTCAAATTGTGAATCCGTTATACTAGAATCATTCTCGAACTGTTCCAAATATTCTTCAACTGCAATATCTGCCGTGGTGGGCATCTCTCTCACTCGTGGTGGGCGAAATACCGGCAAATTGCGGCCTACAGCATGAATCTGCGACATAGGTATTGGCCCATCTCGCGCTATCAACTCTGTATGGCTAGTCTCTGCATTAGTGTCATGTTTTAAACACATATGCTGCAATTGTTTACATCCTGGAACAGGACAAAGTTTTGCTTCAGATCTACATTTATTTGCTGACTCCACAATCTCTCGTTGTACTTGGCGGTGTGTATTAAATTCGTCAACTAGGAAATTTGCTGCTTCAATAAAATTTACATTCTCAAGAAGTTTTCCGTTTTTATTGCGAACGGTAACATACTTTCCAAGCGATTCAACTCCATCACCAGGATTTTCCTGAACACAACGCTGAATTGTGACTTTCCAAACTCTGTCATCAAATGGTGTTTTGGGTGGGTCCAATCTCTGGCTTTCACGAACTTTCTCAATGTCTATGCCAAGAGCCACACCAACTTCTGATGTCTTTTTATATTTCGACACAGGTTCAATGTTAATAATGTAATTCATACGTCCTTGTATAGATATAGGACAAGCTGACAATTTGCGTGCATGTAAATCTTTCACATTTGTGGTGATACAAAACAATTCTGGCTCTACGAACATACTTCCTTTTTGTTCTAATTCTGCCATGTTAGGTACATATACCTGGTTATTTACAACATCAATTACCATGCGTCCAATGTCTGTGTCCTTTCCATTACTATCTGTAACCTCATTCCCAAAATCGTCCATTGTCATGGTTAAATGGCTTGTTAACCAACCAGACAAATATGGGTCTTTTGAGGTCTTTACATATCGACGTGACAGGTCCAAATCCAATTCTTGCGAAGCTAATAATACATCAATAATTTGGTTCAAATATGTGGATTTTCCAGCGGCGGAATTTCCTACAACTTCAATTGAAAAGGGTCGTCTTCGTAATCCTGAACCCTTCTTTTGCAATATAAAGTCACGTTGTATTTGACTCAATTCATTTATTTTCGCTTCAAGCATTCTCTTTGCCAATCGATCTACGGATGTGCTCATGTCCTTGTATCCTCGCAATGTGCGATTTAACTTGTGAACAAATTCCACATCCTCAGTTTTCCGAAATTTGTATAAATTCCCATTTCTAGCATAATCCCACATACCACGTATTTCCAGAAAATCTGAATCCAATGTATCCATTTCAGATCTAGAAGTCAATAATGGCTTCAATGATTTATCAATATAACATTTATACATGGCATCTGCAAAGAAATGAACTGAATCCAATAATGCACCAAAAACGTCCTTAGCGTCACTATGAATCCCGTACAAATGTGGTGCAACAACACGAAAGTTACCCATACTAAATGTTAAACTCTCTGCGTTACATATGCCTATAGAAACTACAAGCCCCAAAAATTTTGATATATGACCAAACATGGGGTTTTTCGAAAATTCTTTCCAATTTGTGGACGCAAGCTTCAATGCTTTTATCCATTGGGGTGAATCATCCAATTCTGTTCCGTTTTGTGAAACTGGTGGTAACGT